TAGTTGTCAGTCCTTGGCTAAGATATTCATTCGCACCAAAGTTCAATAAACACTGAACCCATGATGAGTTGGGTGTTGGCGAATAGGAGACATTATTGAATACAACAGGAATTGACGGGCTTGATGCAAGCTCAGTGGCAAGCCTAGATTCAATCGTTGCACGAACAGTGTTTAGATCTGCTGCTGTCATCAACCTTGCCTCTTGATTTGCTCATAAGATGATCGTACAAAGGCTTGCATTTCTTTACCGATTAAATCAACCCATCCGGCACTTGCTTGCGGGCTATGACCATTCGCCAATGGCTCAGCATACGGCAGGTTGTTATGAATGCTGTAATAGTTGCCCAGCTTTTCTTGCCCTGCTCTGTAGTTTGATCCTTTTAGTGGCGCTGGCACTCCCCTGTAATCACCTAGCGGCGCTGGTGTGCTGTTCGCATTGTTCTCTCCAACTTGCCAGCTAACCCGAAATCTTCCAGTATCAACAGGACTCTTTTCTTTTAACTTCCCATCAGCCTGGCGCACTGTGGTGCGCAATAACTGCTCGATCTGACCTTCCATATAATCCCCGATCTGAGATAGCTTGATTTCTTTTGCCATCATCAAGCCCTCAAAATAAGTTCGTAAGTGATCGCTGTATTGTCTTGCTCAATCGTGTCAACACGAATAATCTGATGCACCACGCTGCTAATCACAACATGATCTTTTGTTGTAGGTGCAGCCGCCAAATCATCTGCTGCAACAATCAACTTCTTATCAGTAGCCTCGACTAATTGATTCACCTCAGCGTTGCTGACATTCTCAACCACACCTTTAATTGCAGTATCGTCAGTAGTTTCAGTGACAGAGCCAGTCGTAGCGTTATAGCTCCCTGCTGTGATGTACCGGATCGTTACGTCACCACCCAACGCATTGATGACGTTGCTTGCGACCTTTTCCAGTGACTTGGCAAGGCTCATAATCAGCTCCTTCTGATTGCAATGTTGCCAGGTCCACTAATCCTTAGACCCGTAAGATACCGTTCAAACATTGGTGGGACATGATCAGCACCAACAGCACCAACCTTGTCAGGTGTTACGTCAATACTCCCAATCTTGACGTTTTTATAGTCGTTCAATCCGCTTAGGCTGATGCCATCCTTGTTATTGTGCAGGTAAACAGCAAGCTCGATCTGTGCGCGTTTAATCTGATCCGGAATTTCCTCATCAGTAAAGTAATCTTCTGAAATCCGAAAAGGAAAGCCAGTTGCGTAAGTATTGATGTAGGTGTCAGGCTTGCGCACTCCTGTTCGAGGCCATTGCAATGCCTGTTCATTAGTTGCCCGAGCACCTAAAAACCGCTCACGATCAAGCCGTTGAGTTGCAGCAGTCAGTGCACGATTTCGGCTGTCAGTGTTGCCTGAATTCCATTGTGAAGCGTCAGTGCTAAGCACCATCGCTTCAACAAAGGCATCAGCTTCAATCAGTGTTATGTAGCTGTTGGCGTTTACGTCGCCCGCCGTTGCGTTGATTGTTACTGCCATCGGGCTTCACAGTAGAAGTCTGTTTTTTTGGCTTTTCAGGAGTGGAGGCCACTGCTTGTGCAGCAGCCTCACGTTCCCTCATTCGCCTGAAAGCGAATAGTCCCATCAATCAATACCAGAGGTGGTGGTGATTCGCACGATGCCAATGTTGTTGGTTTCGTACACTTTGGTCCAGTTACCTACGGTTTCCAGTTGTGCCCTGGTGGGGTTAGCAACGGCAGTAGAGAACTTAGAACCAATCGGATGGTAGACGTAGTGCAAGTCGATTGACATGGCATCGCTCTTGGCGAGGATGTCACGATCAGTTTCAGTCTGCAGACCAAGCTGCTCGCCAGAACCGATAGCACCTTCGGTGAACATGTAGCTGGCATATTCGGTGGTAGCACCAGAGCCAGCAGTCTGCACATCCGACGACACAATCACCCGCATTCCCATGAAGGTAGGAACACGAACATCACCAAAGGCAGGTGCGGTTGAACCTTGGCTTGCAGCAGTGTCAGCAATGCCAGAGTCGTCATAGATGAAGTCAATCGCACGACGCTCCATCAAGTCGTAGTACACGTTCGGGTGAACGCAGATAGCAGCAAGCTTTTCACCTTGATCACCAAGGAGAGACTTGCCAACGACAATCTGACGAGGACCAAGATCAGTCGGGGTGTCAGTAGTAAGACCATCAACTGCAAGGGCCGCATAAGCAGCAGAGCTGGTGTCACCAACAGCACCGAACACACCGCCAAGGCAGGACAGCAGATCCTTCTGACGCTGGTTGGCGATGTAGTCAGCAATCTTGTTGCCGATAGCAGCCATGGGATCAGAACCTGCAGCAAGTGCAGCCAAATCCCGTGCTTCAAATGCACGACCACGGTGCAGAACAGCAGCAACCTGCTTGTCTGCAGTGATCTTGCCAGGTGTCAGGGAAGTGCTATCAGTCAGGGTCTCAAAATCACCTGCCAGATTTGCTTTCCAATGCGGAACTTGAACAAAGTCACCACCATCTTCAGAAGCATTCAGCTGCTCCATTGGTTGCACCACACCAGAAGCCAAAAAGGCATCACGCTGAGTAGTGGCCTCAATCAAATACGGCGTGAAAATTTCAGGGATGATAACATCAGAGCGAAGAGTGCTCGCCATGACTAAACCTCAATAAATGTTTTACGGTGTGGGCGTAACCCGATATGGCGCAGCGTAGCCTTGCCTTACGTTTATATTAACGACCCGCTGCAGCTTTCAACCTTTCATATAAATCCCGATCAGTACGATAAAGCCTTGATTGTTCGGTTAGGTTGAAATTGTCCTTATCAAACGGGTTCTTGGTGCCTGGTGGAATGTCACCACCAGTGCTGCGGCCTGATGGTGCACCAGATCCTTGCGGCTTCGGTGCTTTTTGCATCCACTCTGGCAATGACGCCTTAGCCCAATCTGCAACAGGTCTGCGTTCGTAGCCATCAACGACAACAACAGTGCCATCAGCTTCACGCTGGATTTTGTCAGCAGACAACTTGGTTTTGAGCACTAGATCAGGATCATGCACAATGTCTGCCAGGGCAGAAACTGCAGGGCTGATCAGTTCTAGTTCTCGGACTTTGGCTTCAAGTTCTTGAATGCGCTGGTCCTTTTGCGCCGACGCCTCACGGAACTGTTGCTCCAAAGCCTGTCGCGCTTCAGTGTATTTTCCTTCGGATTCAAGCTTTGATTGTTCAGCTTGCCGCTTGAATTCCAAAAGTTCTTGAACATCCACATCCTCAGGGATGGACTTTGCTTTTTTTAGCTTGCCGATTAGCTCATGGTTTTTGCGTTCAAGAGCTTCGATGCTGCTTTTCAGTGAATCAATTTCGCCGCTGTTTTGCGTTTCAACAGACGTAGCCTGTTGATTTTGCTCGTCAGACATGAATAACCCGTAAGGTTGTTTTCAGTTAAATGTTATCACCACTTCTCCTTATTTGCCCAGAATGCTGCAGACATCTTGCCCTTGGCGATGTTTTTTGCGTGGCGTGCTTTGAATGATGCACGACGTGCTTTTGCAGCCTTTGATTCACCTTGGCGACGTGGTGAACCTGACACGCCTTGTTGTCCAAAACGAATCAGCTTGACCTTATCGCCTTCTTTAGCGAGTACCGCGTGCGACTTGTTTGGATGCTTTGGCGTCCGTTTGGGTTTGTTGTAACCCGCAAAAGTTTCGCCGCGATACGTGATGCTCATTTGCGCTTTGGTGCTTTGCGTAGTTGTGATTCACGCTTGAGCACTGGGTTGCCAGTTGATTCAGACTTGATTTTGATCACCGGATCATCCTTGCTGCCAACACGAACAACATTGCCACCAGTCGGGCCTTTGATCATGGCGCGTTCACCAGCAATGCTGGTCACAACACCGTAGGTGCGTTTGCCTTGATAGGTCCAGCTCACACGATCACCGCGTTTCATTTTTTCTTGCTGCCTTTTTTGGTCATTGGCTTGTAAGGTTTTTTCGGGCCTTTGTACTTGCCAGGCATGACGTTGCTGCTGTTGTTTCTAGTCTAGTTTGCCGTAACGCTTGCGTAAGTCTTGCAGCGTAAGTTCTGAGCCATCATCACGAACAAGCTTTGCAATCGCATCTTTTGGGCCATGCTTGGCTGAGAGCTTTTTAAAGTATGGAACTTTGGATTTTCCTAGTGCTTGTTCTTGTACTGATTTACTTTGCTTAGCTAACCATTGCCCGTAGCTTTGATCTGCTGGAACTGCGCCGCCTTGTGCTGCACGTTCACCGCGTGATGGTGGATCAAATGGCAAGTTGTCGTAGTCAATCACTGCAACCGTCGTGCTGCGGCAGTTGAAGTGCTGCGGTGGCTTCGGACCCTTGCCATACTCAAATTCTCTGCCATCCAATGCACGACAAATGGCAGAAGTGCGAGTATCAAGCGTTGCGACATAACGATATTTTTTTGTGATGTCTTGATTGGCTTCATAGACCTGCTGTGAAGCAGCATTAGCAACCTGATTGATGCTAGTGCGAACGAGAGCCAAGACCTGATGATTCGCTACTGTTGTTGCTTGACCGCCAGCAGCAGCAATTTGCCTGACACTGCCTGTTTGCCCAAAACGTAATCTGCCTTTCAGCCTGCGGGCAATATCGTCAGTAGTTTCACCAGTCAATAAACCTTGTCGTACAACCTGCGCGAATCGTTCAGCTTGATCTTCTGCAATACCACGGAATGCCTTTCGCACAACTTGACCATTAGGCAACGTGATCACTGCACCTTCTGCAGCGGTCAAACTAAAAGTTTGCGGTGCGCCCTGCACTGCAGCAAATAAATCATCAGACAACGCAACAACATTGATCTGCGTTGGATCTGTCACGACAACAGACTGAGCAAATTGCGGGCTAATTTCAACAGTTCGCACGATGTCTCGACTGCCGCGTGGTAATACCTTTTTCAGTTGTTCTTCTACGAATTCAGATTGCAGCTCTGCTAAACCTTGCAGTTCTAATGCAGTCAGCTCAGTGCTATCACCGGCCCAGGTCGCTAGTGATTCCTTGAGTTGCGCAATAATTGATCGCAATCGTACAGCCTTGAACGATTCATCAAGATCGTCAATAGCACGAAGCTGATTGACGCTATCCAGAATGATGTCGTTATATGCGTTAATGACACGGCGAGCAACGCTGTTGCTATAACGATTCAAATCAATCGCATTGCGATATAACGACTCCGGCGTGCTCATCGTTAATACAACCCAATATGCTCTGGATCGTAAGGACAGATAATAGAAATCTCAGCACCACCTTCGATTGCTTTTTGCATTAGTTCAGCAAAGCCTGCAATCGTGTCTGTCCCTTCATCAATCAGCTTTGCTTCGTCAACAGTTTCAATCCCGTACTCAGATCGCCATCCCATGCGAACAATGGCAAACAACCTGTTCGGCAATTCCTGCTGGACGTAATGGATGCTGTGCTTTTCCGATGTGTCCGGTTCCATCACGTCCACGCCGCTGCACTCATCATGCCGCATCTTCTTCGATCAGGCTTGACTCTTGAGGCGCGGGTTCTGGTGCAAGATCCATCAAGCCGCCGTTCTGCGTAGCCTCCAGCTCACCGTCTACATCAAAGTCGTCACCGAGTACTTCACCTTCTGACAGTTGCATCAGCAAGGTTTCCTTTGTGATCGCGCCAGCGGTGTAGAGCTGCAGCAGTGCTTGGATTTCTTGCGGTTCCAGTCTGGTGCCAAGGAAGTCGCGATTAACGTAGCTGCTGCCAGGCTGACGATCACCAAGGAATTCGGCGTGATACTGCAGGCAGTTGTCGATCATGTCCTGCATATTCTGAGCGATCACCATCATGGTTGAGTCACCTTGACTG